GTTTAGAGAAGAAATGAAGCGTGAAGCAATATCTTCTACGAGGATGTTAGGAGGAGCAATGTTATGTGGTGTAATTGTTTTAATAAGTATTTTTCTTTTTGCGTCCTGCTCAGTCCCAACGACAGATGCGTATGAGCAACACCAACTAGACCTAAAGGAATATAATTCCATAACAAATTACAATGGTATATCACACTCTACATTAAATAAGATGTGGGATACCTTTTATATTGAGGCGTTGATAAACACGGAGGTTAAGTAATGCCGAACTGGGTGAGCAATAGTATAGAAGTAGAAGGAAAGTTGGAACACAGAAAAGAGTTTGTGGAGAAGAATAAAGGATTCCACTTCCACGACACCATGAAGAAAGGAAGCTATACAGACCTTTCATTTCATGCGTCTGTTCCTGTTCCAAAGAAACATATCAACTCCAAGAAAGGTGATGGTTGGTATCATTGGTGCATAAACAAGTGGGGAACAAAATGGGATGCGTCGGAACCATGTGTTGACCACAGCAAACACTCAACCTCTTATGGGTTTGAGACTGCGTGGAGTCCTCCAATTGATTGGATAGAAGCTGTGTCTAAGAAGTTTCCACATTTAATGTTTAAGGTTACTTGGGTAGAAGAACAACTCTACGGAGCAAGGTTTGATATTCAAGGAGGAGATTATTTCTGGCAACAGGATATGACCGAAGAACAATGCAAAGAGTATATGGGGATTGAAGATGACGAAGAAGAATGACCAGATTAACCATCCCGAACACTATAATAGAGGGATGGAAACAACCAAATACATATTCTCATGGGATATGGATTTCGCAGAAGGAAACATAGTTAAATACATTACTCGCTACAAGTTTAAGAACGGAGTCGAAGACCTTAAAAAAGCTAAATGGTATTTGGAGTACCTGATTGAACAAAATGAAAATTAAACCGATAGATGACCGCCTGTACCGAGCAATAGCTCATGTATCAGGATATGCCAAACACATGGCAGAAGAAACAGAACATGAATACAAGTATGGTAAGGGTTTGAATAACTCTATCGAACTTGTTGATGAGTACATTCGTTGTTTTGCCGCCGATGGTAGTGTTTCCCAAAGAGGGAGAATCCCTCACTCATGGAACGAAGATACAATCTTTGAATCCGATGAGAAATACATAACAGAACCAATGGAAGAAGCATCGCCTGACCAAAAGGATGCAAACGCCAAGAAACTCTTGGAGGAACTAACATGATTAAAGAAAATGATTTTATTAAAGGCATCGGTTTGATTCTGATGTTTACTCTAGGTTGGATTGCTAGTGATTTGTTTGCGCAAATTGATTGTGGTGAATGTAAAGATATGCGTAAGAGCATTGAGCAACGCATGAATCGTTACAACCAACAACAAAGGAATAAGCGTTTGGAGATGCAAAGGTATCGTCCAGAGAACAATAACGAGCGTCCTAAACAGTTTCGTGAGAGGAGAGTCCGTCCTCAAGTCCACGAAGAAGTACCACCACTAGGAGTGAGTCTGGTATGACCAGATATGTTGTAGGTAGAAAGTGTGATGCTATCGAATGGGTATTCGTAGACGCAGACAATGTTGCTGAAGCACGAATAAAAGCTAAAGACAATCAGACCTCTGACTACGCTTCTAATGCTCTAGAGTTTAGTAAGTATCAACCAATCGAGTGCTGGTTAGTAAAAGATATTTCGGCGGATAGTACAACCGAGGTAACAAATACTGATACTAGTATAACAACTTCTTCAGAGACTACACAGTATTCCGAATGGGATTTAGATTTAGATACCAAAGACATATCACCCATATAGGGAAGCATAAGTCAAAGGATAAAAGATATATCACATAGGGATAAAGTAGGTAAAAAACTACCCCCTTTCTAAGACATACCCATAAGGGTCATATAAGTCAAAGGAAGGGGGTTTGTTTTTTTTATTTAATTTTTTCCCTGCTTTTTTGTAAGATTGAGGGAATTTTGTTTTTTCTTGCTTATTATTTTGTTTTCGTAATAGGGGGTTTAAGAAAAAATATAATTAAAAACTCCTATTTATCTCTCATTTACCCCTATCTCATATAAGTCAAACGACTATTTAGTATGTAATAAACTAGTAATAAATGCTATTTAGCTTGGTTTTACTACTCATTAAAAAACACTAGGAACAATGCGTCCCATATAAGGGTGGTATAAGTCAAGGATTGTTTTATACTGAAGGATATTATTTTGAAATTTTAATTTTTTGATTGTAAGTTTTATTTTTTTTTGCGCGAAAAGATAAAAAATCAAAATTAGAATTTCAAAACCAACAATATGTAAGAACAATCTAAGAAGGATGAAAGAACAGTAGAGGTATAGTAGTATCCTCTAAGGTATCTTATTGTATCACATTCCCCCATGTCAGTCAAGCATAAACCTTTACAAAACAAGAAGTTGCAACGGTTTTCTTTTTTTTCTTCTTTCCTTTTATGCTTTGGGCTTTCCTAGTTTCTTTTATCATGTTCCGATAATCTCCCGCACCTTTTTCGAGCCTTGCTATGGAGCTTTTATTTTACCACACTCCCCCACCCTGTCAAGATATTTTATAAGTTCTTATAGCGTAAGTAGTTAGGAGCGAGCCCAGGCCGGTTTTTACACAGAAATCAAGTCCTTTTCAAACTTTTTCTCGTTTACTTTGTTGCCGTGATGAATATAGGCGACAGTTTCCACAGAGGTAGACCAGCAAGCTCTACAGCTACCACACTTTCCACCACGCTCACCAGAGCGACAGAGAGCATAACCTTTTGCGGGAACAAAATCCTCTTTGGATTGTATGATTGTTGAGTTGTTGGGGTATAGGGTAGAATCCAAACGACCACCTTCCCGGCTATCGCTCGAATAACGCACCACTACATTCGGAAGATTTCTAATACCTTCTAACCTTTTAGCGATACCCTTAACCTTATGGCTGCGAGTAGGGAGCCAGTGCATTGTGTCAGGAGTTGAGGCGATGACCGCCCAGATTTTACCAGCCAACACTGTGCTATTGATATCTCCAGAATCAAACCAACGAAAGTATTTCATCCCTTTAATCTCTTTTACCATAGCACGAACCCATCCGTCCTTTTGCCAATCGGCTTCGTTATGCTTTCTAGCGGCAATCGTTCCCGGGAATTGATAGGCTCCAGTGAGCGCATAGCAAAAGCTACACGCATCCGTTGGGCTTCCGTCATCTTTTCTAGCACCGGGACAAGTTTCCCAAGCAGACTGCGACCAGGATTTTCCTGGCATTTTAGAAGTTTTCGAGAGTTTGGGCTTGGCTTTTTGCCTAGCGTTGAGAACCGCTGGCGTAGCCATCGCACCCCTGTAAGGCTTTTGGGAACTGATTGTCATGCGCATAGTATAGCATATCCTTACAGCTTTGTCAAGTATAAAAAGAAGAAACCCGGTTCAAGCCTATAGAATCCTGAACCGAGCCTTCAATCCCCATTTAGCTAGCGTGGGTGGTTCGCTTTATAACTTTTCTGTTTTTTTCTGTCGGGTGTGAAAAGCTGACTGAAAATCTCACCGTTGTTTCATGGGTATATTATAGCAGCTCGCTGCTCGCTTGTCAAGTATTATTTAATAAATTTTAAATGCTTGTAGCGTAAGGACTTAGGGAAGAAATTGGCCGCGATTTTTGGGAATGTCAAGTAAAAAAGCCCCAAACCAAAAGGAGAGGGGCGCTGGTTTTCTGTGGGCTTTCTATCTTACGGGGAATCCCCCAGCCACGAGCATTGCCAGCTTGCTCAGTATGAAAAACAATCCCTACATTCCCTTAGCCACCTCATTAGCGACTAGGTTTCTTTCCTCTTTCAAGGAAGCGAGGTCTTTTTTGTATTGAGCTAACCATTCTTCGGCTTGCTCATCTCGCAATTCCCACTCAGCTACTCGCTTTTGGAAATCAACGATTTTCTGTTGGGCATCTTTGCTCCAACGCTTCCATTTCAACGCTTCGTTATTGAGAGCGTGAATCTGAGCATCGACAGCTTGAACCTGTGGGTCAGCGTCTACTGCTTCTTTGTTCTGTTTGGTTTGCAATGCAACCATTTGAGCTTGCAATGCTTCCATTCGTTCTGAGATTGGACGATGTTTCGCCATTTTAGGTATACCTCCGTGGTATGTAAGGGTTAATGAGAGTGTCGTTTTTCGACTGATTTATTATAGCGTGGAGTATTTGAAAAAGCAAGGAAAAAATTAAAATTCTTGAGAGTTTTCAAACACAGAATCCTGACAGGTCTGGCACATACCAGAGATACCGTACTCCTTGCGAGAGAGTTCGTCCTTAAAATCCTTATCATGGATATCGTTAGGACAAGTTACGCATCCATTCTGTAGGATACGGTCAGCCGCTTCAGGAAAGAAAGCAAAGGCTGGTTTTGAAAGGTCGGGAGGAAGAGGCATTAAATGCTCCTAGCGTAACCTTGCGTAGCATTGTACGCTTCAAAAGCTCCATAGCGAGAGCGGTACTCATTATTGCCATGACGGTTTACCATTCTTCGAGAATCTTTATAAATCTCTAAGAGGTTTACCGTTTCCTCTGAGTCAGGATGTATGGCGTAAGACTTAGCGAAAGCCAAGCCAATTAAGAGAGAGAGTTCATGCCGTTCTTCGACATTAGTAGGGACAGTGTATTCATTCCAATTCATGCGTATATTCTAGCGTCTCCTTTCCCCCATGTCAAGAACTATTTTATAATTTTTAAATCCTTATAGCGTAAGGACTTAGGTCAAAATCGTGGCCCGATTTTTTGAAAAGTTGGGCTGGCTAGGGTTCGTCTCTATGCCTAGAGGGTCTTCCTAGCCCATTTGGAGGACTAACGCAATATGCTGCCTCGCACCAACTCGCTGTTTTGAATTCCAGAAGAGGAACTATGCCGCATATATCCTAATGTATTGCCCAGGGACAACCAGATAGAGGTAGTGATGGTAGGGAGTATCAACTGTTTTTCGGGGAAGGGTGTATAGGCTACCGCCATCCTCCCCCAGAGTTCAAAAGAGCTAAAGGTATTTAGTTACCTTCACAACCTTGAGTAGCTAACCAAGGCTTGTAACCTGAACCGAGGTGGTTACCCCAGTGGTTACCGTTCAGAGTTATAGGCAAGTGCCTACGCACCGACCTGTAATGTTCCAACAACGCAGGAGCGATGTGAGAGGAACCGTGATTCCAAGACCAAGCAAAGAGCTTGCCAACTTGGATAGAGTAGAGATTTATTAATGTTTTCATTGTGTATATTATAGCGTCGCGCAAGTGCTTTGTCAAGTTAAATCTTGGCTTTTTCTACAGCTTTTAGAAATCTTTCTTGATTGAATCTTGGGTTTGCATCTTTACACATTTCTAGCACCAAGTCCTCAAGGTCTGTAATCTGGTCTTTGGTGAGGTTCAACGCAAACTGAATGCCAGCAGTAAGTTCTGCCAAGGCTTGGAAGTGGGACCGTGTCATTTTCATAAGCGCATTGTAGCATATCCTAGGGGTCTTGTCAAGTAAAATCTGGAAAAATCGGCCCCGTTTTTGGCGTAAGTGCTTACGCTAGCCGGACTTAGAAATAGTCCCCACTATCGTAGCACCCATAATCCTCGTCCGTACCCATGCCAGCAGATGCCAACGCATCCGCATCCGAGCAATCGTCATCGTACGCATCACAGTAATCCAGAAACCCTTTCTCGATATCCTGCCCAACCTCGCAAGAGCAGAAATCCTGCGTATCGTTTGGACCATGCACCATTCCCTCATCATTGCATTCCATGCATTCAGGGATAGAATTACCTTCCATGCGCTCAGAGGGAGAGTAAGAAGAATCAAAGTTTCGGATGTCTGTCATGCCCATATTATAGCGTCTCCTTATAACTGTGTCAATAAAAAAATGCGGTTTTTTATGAGAAACCGCAAAAACTCCTTTCCGTATTATACTGTAGGCTCGGTAAGTTTACCTATGAAAAACAATCCCTAGTTTCTCACATAGTCATATTGACCACGCAAGCAAGTGTTATGGAATTCACCTAGGCTGTCAGCGTCCGAGAATTCGTCCGCAATCCCTTGAGGGACATCGCCGTAAGTGTATGACGCTCCGCTTTTCGTCTCGATATCGAGATTTCCAGTAGACGCATCGTAAGACCAATCTTTAATCCATGAACTATACAAAGTAACACCTCCTAGTGTTGAGTTATTGAGGGAGATATTATAGCATCTCCCTAGGGCTATGTCAAGTAAAATCTGGGAAAATTTGGGCTCGTCTGGTTTTTTCGAGTTACTCTAGGGTGGTGGATAAACCAGCAAACCGACCGCTCACGAGCCTAAGCGATAGGACATATTATAGCGTAGCGTTCCTGGGTTGTCAAGTATTATTTTATATTTTTTAAGTCCTTATGGCGTAAAGGGTTAGGTCAAAACCGGGGCCGATTTTTTGGGTTAATCAAGCACTTTCTGCACCTTTTTCCAATATTTTATTGTTGCATTTTTGCGGTAACCTTTTGGTCCCCCGTTATGAATGCGGGCAACCTTCTCAGCATCAAACTTCTTTGGGTTAGTCCATGCTTCCCTAGCGTAACGCTTCATATATGCATCAAAGACCAGAATAGCATAATCCCTCTTAAAACAATCGTAATACTTACCACCGATATTAGAACGCTCGCAAGCATCTCGCCAGTATATCTCCCATATCTGTAAGCACCCGATTGCCGACCCTTTATCCCCGATAGCGTCATCCTGACCACTACTCTCCACTTGGATGAGAGCCTGGACGAGTTGCGTCTGTTGCGGGGTGAGAGTCTGGGGTAAAGCAAGGATTAATGTACTAAGAAGCATTTTCGTTATAGACTTCGAGGTCGGTTTTGAATACACCGCGCTCTATGTTTCGTTCGGTTTGTTCTACCCAACCTACAAAAAGGCTTTTGGGGAACTGGTCATTTATTCTTTTAGCGACTGCGTAGAATTCGCCTATGACAAGCTCTCTATTCCATTTAGTAGAGTTATCCATGTAGTAGAGAACTTGAGCGCAAGCCTCTGCCAGAGGTACGCAAAGGTCGTTAACAGGTATGTTTTTCATGACTATATTATAGCGTCTCCAGCCTAAGCTGTCAAGACTTTATCAAAGAAATTTTTGGTGACTATGTTAGTCTCCAAGGTAGAGAAGCCATGCATCTCACGCAAAGCCTTGCAATAGAAGTACGAGCCTTTGTAGATGATATGTTTGTTCTTGCGTGTATACAAGACGCACATCTCTGTGAACTCAGAGATTTGATATTTCTTAGGTTTATTTTTCATGTACATAGTATAGCATAGCCATACCCTCCTGTCAAGTTAAATCTTCATTTTTTTCTCGATAGAAGGGGGACTGTGCTACCCATCCTGTGAAGCCATTCACCTTGTCCGTAACTCTGTAGAATGGGGACTGGGCTCTCCATCCGTGGTCATATGCCCACGCGCCTACGCACAAGCCTACAGGGAACGCAAGGAGACACCATGCGAAGGACATCAATTGAACCACCCCCTGCGTGGCTTAAGCATAGTATCCTGAGCTAGCTGGGCATTATACCCTGCATCCTCTAGCCTGTCAAGCACTTCGTATATAATACGCTCACGCTCAAGCTTATCAAGCTCAACAGTAGGATGTGGTGGTGAGAGCCATACAGCACACACAACACCAAGTAAGAAGGCTAATGCATATTTCATAGCACCATTATAGCGTGTCGCTGCTGTGTTGTCAAGTATTGTTTGGATGTTTTTCATGGGCACAGTATAACATACTCAAGCTAAGCTGTCAAGTAAAAAGTTTTTATTTATTTGAGTTGACAGGGAGGGATGTCTATGTTATAATGCCCCACCGGAAAAAGCGACGTTAGAGTATGGGACCCAAAGGGTGAAACCCCCCCACTTCCTCCTGGAGGTACATCTCTATAAGTGCATATATAATAATGTGTTACATTCAGTCACTATCACCGTTCTTGCTATTGCGATTGCCGCATACGCTAGACAAGCTTGGGACTCCTACAAACAAAAAAACTAATTGAAAAAATAAAAAGTCAATATAATGATCAGTATAAAATTATAGTAGCGCCAGGACCAGATGAAATTAATAATTCAAAAGAAGTAAATGCTTTATGCATATTAGACAACGGAAAAGCAT